ATTAGGTTTAGCCATGCACCACCACCACCACCACCTCCCCAATAATAAGGTTCTCCAAGGATTTCAACAGAAACACCATTGCCTCCATAATGATTAGTACCAGTTTGATTTGCTCCACCACCGCCTCCTCCTTTTCCCGATATTCCATTTTGTCCAATGTTACCGTAAATAATAAGATCATCATCACTAATACTAACACCGCTAACACTATTAATAGTGGTATCATCCATAGTGCCCCCAACACCACTATCTGCACCGCCACCACCACCACTCCCTCCTATGTTTCCATTATTATTTAGATACTTCCCACCCCCACCACCACCGCTTGCAATAACTCCAAAAACAGAGCTATCTCCACCATTGGTACCACTGCTGTTTGCTACACCTATACCATTACCACCAACAACTACATTAAAAGATGTATTGGGGGTTACATTAACATTCATTACATGTATTACCTTGCCACCACCACCACCACCTCCAATGTTGGCGCCACCCCCACCACCACCACCAACAATCAGTGCCCTCATATTTGAATATGATGGTGGAGAAACAAATGTTGATGTTCCAGTTATCTTAAACAAATGGACTACATCTTGACCTATGGAAAAAATATAACCTCCGCTACCCGAATTAATCGGTTTCTCTAAATTTACATTTATAGGAAAATTATCAATATCAATTGATTTTGCATATATATTACTAGCATCAATCCTATTTGCTTTAATTAAACCTTTACTAATATCTAATAATCCTCTAATAACAATAGTGCTAACATCAATAGCATTTGCCTTAATTTGACCTTTACCAATATCTAACACTGTATTTATAATAATATTACTAACATCAATTGCATTTACACTAATTAGTCCTTTACTAATATCTAATGAATTACTAATACTAATATAAGTACTATTAATTCTATTGCTAATTAGCAGACCACGACTAATATCTAATGAACCACTAATAGTAATGTAATTACTATTAATTCTATTGCCAATTAGTAGACCACGACTAATATCTAATAGTTCAGTTATAGTAATAAAACTAACATCAATGTTATTTGCTTTAATTAGTCCATTGCTAATAGTTAATAAATTAATAACATTGATGTTACTAACATCAATCCTATTTGCTGTAATTAGTCCATTACTATATAAATTTGTTATGCTAATACTACTAACATCAATAAAGTTTGCTTTAATTAATCCTCTACTTATATCTAATAAATTAATAACATTAATAGTACTAACATCTATTTTGTTAGCATTGATTTGTCCTTTATTAATATTTAATAAATTATTAATATCAATTGAACTTATAGCGCTAGTATTTGAACTAATTAGTCCTTTGCTTATATCCAATAAACCACCAATACTAATGTAAGCACTATTAATTCTATTACTAGTTATTACTCCTTTACGTATATCTAATAAAGGTAATACATTTTCTAAAGACTGTGTATTATTTATGTCAAAAATATTAATATTATTGGCACGAATCTTATTACAATTTATTTGTCCCCGGCTAATATCTACTAATCCGGTTATTATAATAGAACTAACATCAATTATATTTGCATTAATTCGTCCTCTACTAATATCTATTAAATTAGTAACATTAATCTTACTAACATCAATCCTATTTACTTTAATTAATCCATTACTATTATCTAATAAATTAGTTATAACAATGCTACTAGTATCAATAGCATTTGCTTTAATTAGTCCATTACTAATATCCAGTAATTCATTAACTCTAATACGAAGAACATCAATGCTATTTGTTTCACTTATAAAAGTTGTACTAATCTCAGTATAGGTTAGTTCACTATTTGGTTTGGGATCATTAATATATATAATATTAGCATATATATTATTTGCACTTATATCTCCATTAATTATATGTAAAGAACACTCGGGATATAATGTATTAATACCTATTCTACTATTAGAACTATCAATACATATTAAATTATTTGATGGAGGACTGTAAGTATAGTCTCTTGAAACACTATCAATTGTGCTAACAATTTTATTATAATCGCTATTTGACATAATAATAATTATAATTTATAAATATTTTAATAATAGTAAAATAACTAATTCCAAAACAACCAAACAACCAAACAACCAAACAACCAAACATAACAATTAATTTTAATAATCATATTAGTGTAGCATATAAGAATGGCATATTATGTTAAAATATTCTTTTTTCATTTACTATACTATATCTAATATCAAAAGCTGGTCCATTATTATAGTCCGAAAAATAACCGGTCCAAAAAGCAATTGATCTTGGTCTATAGTCATAACAACCACTAAATACTCCTCGAGCTCTAGAGCTTCCAGATCTATTCCATAGAGAATTACCATCAAAACTCCAACGTCTTGGATCGCGCTCGCTGCCATCAAGTGGTCTATACAATCTAATTTTTAAAGTATTTGATTTTGAATAATAAGGGTCGCTACTATCAGTAGACATATCAAACATAAGCATACCACTATGCCCACCCTCAACTCTCCAATTTTCAAAATAATTTCCAGTAGTAGTATACGAAGTCATAATAAATTCATTAAAATATGTTAGATTATTATTATAATCATCATAATATTCAGTCCACAACCTTGTTCCTATCCAATTTCCATAAAATCTAAAAGAAGCCGAAATTTCAACACTATTATTATTAATTAAATCTACTGGAATAGTTATGCTCTTTATATTCGTTTGTCTAACATCTGGCGATCGAGTAATACCATATTTTTCAAGATAGTCTAATTTAGTTAGTATAGTACTGATAAATGTAGATATATTTGTTATATCTATATTAATATTGCTAAAATCAATCGATTTTGCATAAATGTTACTAACATCAATCCAATTTGCTATAATTAAACCCTTACTAATATCTAATAATTCTCTTACAACAATGCTACTAACATCAATGTTATTTGCTTTAATTAGTCCTTTACTAATATCTAATATTCCATTTATAACAATCCTACTAACATCAATGACATTTGCACGAATTAGACCTTTACTAATATCTAATAAACCACTAATACTAATATTATTACTATTAATACTATTGCTATTTAGCAGACCACGACTAATATCTAATATAGTACTTACATTCATGCTATTAGCAATAATAGCATTGCTAATTAGTAATGGATTGCTAAAATTTAATAATCCACTTATAGCAATCCTACTAACATTAATCCTATTTGCTTTAATTTGTCCCTTGCTAACATCTAATAATGTAGTTACATTAATGTTACTAACATCAATAACATTTGCTTTTAACAGTCCATTATTAATAGTTAATAAATTTGCTATATTAATAATACTAACATCAATCCTATTTGCTTTAATTAATCCTTTACTTATATCAAATAAATTAATAATAGTAATATTATTAGTTATTATATTATTACAAATTATTAGACCATTGCTTATATCTAATGAATCACTAATATCAATGTAATTAGTGTAAACCTTATTACTTATTATTAGTCCTTTGCTTATATCTAATGAACTATTAATAGTAATATTATTAGATAACACATTATTACTTATTATCAAACCTTTGCTTATATCTAATGAATCACTAACATCAATAATGTAACTTCTAATATTATTAGAAGTTAGCACATCATTGTTAATTGTTAGTAATTTGCTAACAATAATGTTATTAGTATTAATAGCATTTACTTTAATTGGTCCTTTGCTACTATCTAATAAAGTGCTAACCCTAATAGTGCTAACATCAATGTTATTTGCTTTAATTAGAACAGTGCTTATATCTAATAATCTACTATTTATAACAACACTACTCGCATCAATAGCATTTGCAATAATACGACCGTTACTAATATCTAGTAAATTACTTACTGCAATTTTAGTAACATTAATGTTATTACTAACACTAATATTGGGTGCACTAAGTGTTAATGCTGTAAAAATATTATTATCATTATTAGTATTATTACCAGTTCTAGTTCCAATAATATTGTTACAAAATATTTGATTTGCACATATATCGCCATTAATTATATGTAAAGAACACACAGGATATAATGTATTAATACCTATTCTATTATTAGAAGTATCAATACATATTAAATTGTTTAGATCAGGAGTATAAGTATAGTCTTCTGAAGCACTATTTATTGTGCCTATAATTTTATTATAGTCACTATAGTCATTATAGTCACTATATGACATTTATTATTATTAAATTATTTATAATTATTAAATATTTTAATAATAATAAAATAACTAATTTTACAAGAACACAATTTAAAAAAACCAAATATTATATTTAGTTTCATTGAATATAACGTTTATCATTTACTATATTATATCTAACATCAAAAGTGGTTCCGTCAGTAGCGCTAAAATAAATTAATTTAGGTCTATAATCATAAGTACCACTAAATACTGCACGCGTTCGGGTTACATATATATCTCTACTCCAAACACTATTACCATCAAAACACCATTCTTTTGGGTCAGCATTACTATTATCAATTGGTCTATACATTCTAAATTTTAAAGTATTTGTTTGTGAAGTGTTCAATGTAGTTGCCATATTAAACATAAGCATACTATTATGGTCATTATATGGTTCAGGGCGTACTAATGTTGCCGCAATATTTAAACCCGAAGTGGAATTAAAACTCTCATCAACATTAGTTCTATTAAGTGCACTAATTTCATAATTTTTAAATCTTCGATATACATCATTAGTATCATAATAATCGGCATATAATCGAGACTCCGATCTAACAGCACCAAATTGTGATCCATAAAATCTAAAAGTAGCATTAATTTCAACACTATCATTATTTAACAAATCTACTGGAATTTTTATACTATTTGTATAATAGCATGAAGAATTATCTACTTGTGTAATAACACAGTTTTCAAGATATGTAATTCTAGTTAGTACATTCTTGATAAAATCAGACATATTAATTTTGCTTATATCAGATGATACTGCTGTTTTCTTATAGCGAATAATTACAATTCCAGAACCACCATTACCGCCACCATCATTGCGACCACCACCACCGCCACCACCAGTATTTTTACCACCATTTCCACCCTTTTCGGTCAAACCGTTGTCGCCAGTATGATATGCATAGTCTTGCTCATTGTAACCAATACCTACATCTAAATTATTTCCTTGATAACCTCCCCCAGTAATTCCGGCACCGCCACCGCCCCCACCTTGGCCGCCGTTACCACCATTTGTAGTAATACTCCCACCACCACCACCACCTCCCCAAAAATAATTTATTCCAAGAATATTATTTAATATACCAATGCCTCCAGAACCACCACCTGCACCAAAGACGGCATCTGCAGGTTTTGCACCAGCACCACCACCGCCCCCAGATCTGTCTCCAGCTGCATTGCCTCCAAAATTACCATATCCAATACCATTATTAGCAACTCCATTATTAATCCCTATAGTATTAGCGTTGCGCGATCCATATGCACCATCATTAGATGATCCACCACCGCCACTTCCACCTGTTTGGCCAGTTCTTACATTGAATGTACCACCTGCACCACCACCTCTTGCAATGGCCCCAAACACTTCACTATTAGTACCATTGTTTCCATTATTATATAAAACACCAACACCCCCTGATCCAACTATTACAGGATAAGATGTTCCAGCAGTGACACTAACAGAAGATAAATAAACAACACCACCGCCACCACCACCACCCCATCCACCACCACCACCCCCACCAACAAGCAGAGCCTCTACCTTAGATACAGAGGATGGAGCAACAAAAATACCACTACTCTCAAAAATATGGATTATATATCCATCGTATCCACCAATAGTTTTTATAATACTCCCTCCTGTTCCTTGAGTAATTGATATATTTGAATTTATAGCTATATTAATATTACTAACATCAATTGCTAATGCATAAATATTACTAACATCAATAGCATTTGCTCTAATTAGACCTTTACTAATATCTAATAATCTCCCAACAACAATTGAACTAGTATCAATAGTATTTGCTATTATTGATAGTTTACTAATATCTAATAATTGTCCTCTTATAGTAATAGTGCTAACATCAATTGTATTTACACTAATTTGTCCTTTGCTAATATCTAACAAATCACTAATAGTAATATTATTAGCTCTAATATTATTAACTCTAATGTTACAAATATCCAATGAACCACTAATAGAAACATGATTAGCATTAATTCTATTGCTAATTAGCAGACCACGACTAATATCAAATAGTCCAGTTATAGTAATAGTACTAACATCAATTGTTTTTGCATTAATTTGCCCTCTACTAATATCTAATAGTGTAGTGATAATGCTACTAACATCAATCCTATTTGCTTTAATTAATCCGGAACTGTTTTCTAATAGTGTTGTCACAGTAATAGCACTAACATCAATAGAATTTGCTTTAATTAATCCTCTACTAATATCTAATAAATCACTAATATTAATATTATTAGTACTAATCCTATTACTAACTATTACACCACGACTTATATCTAATAAATTACTAATATTAATGTAATTAGAACTAATACAATTTGCTATAATAGTACCGCGACTAATATCCAATGAACCACTAATAGTAATGTAATTAGTATTGATTCTATTACTAATTAGCATACCACGACTAATATCTAATAAATTACTAATATCTATAGTATTTGCTCTAATTCTATTAACAAGCACTAGTCCATTACATATAGTTATTGCTGAAGTTACATTAATATTACTAACATCAATAACATTTGCATTAATTTGTCCTCTACTAATATCCAATAAATTAGTTACATTAATATTATTAACATCAATCCTATTTGCTTTAATAAGTCCTTTAGTAATATCTAATACATTACTGCTAATAGTAAGACTACTAAGATCAATAGAGTTTACACGAATTAGTCCTTTACTAATATCTAATAATTCTTTAATAGCAATTTTAGTAATATTAATATTGTTAGTTACACTAATATTATTTGCAATAATTTTTAATGCAGTAAGAGTATCTGTTCTAACTGCAGATGTATTTATAATATTAGCATATATACTATCTGTCCTTATAATTCCACCACTTATATGTAAAGAACATTCAGGATTTAATGTATTAATACCTATTCTATTATTAGAACTATCAATGCATATTAAATTAGTTGTATCAGGACTATAAGTATAGTCTTCTGAAACACTATTAATTATACTAATTATTTTATTATAGTCTTTACTTGACATGTTAGTATTTTAATATAGTAATTTAATATTAAAATATTAAACTAATAACTAATATTAAACTAATAATTAATATTAAACTAATATTAATTATTAAATTAATTAATTTAGCAAATAATTTAGAAAATAATTATTTTCTCATAATACTATATAAAAATGGTTAAAAAACATATGAAATCGGCCGACAATATGTATCACATTAACGGACATAAGTATCAAATTTTAAATGGATCACGCGCGCAAGTTTGGCATGGAACTGCATATAAAACAAAAGGCAATCTTAAAAAAACCGATTTATTAATGAATAAGCGTGGGCACGTAGTATCGCGAAAAGTATATAATCGCGCCAAACGGGAAAAACGTTTAGAAAAAGCAGGTTATTTTACTAAAAAAGGAAAATTTGGATGGGTTCGCCATGATAATTCAAAGACAAAAAAAAGGAGAAGTAGAAAATAAATTAATAAATTAATAACTATTTATATTAACACTACTTAAATAAATAATACTACTATTATTATAGTTTGCTATAACTATATTATTTATAATATATTTCTTATAAATTTTAAGAAATATTAATTAGTATACATAATTTATATATTAATTAATACTATTAATATTTTAGGCAACACTAGTGAGAGATTTAGTATATGGATTACTTTTGAATGCCGACAATAATGATTCATCCATGCGCGATCTATTAAAGTTTTGGTCATAAGTTTGCATTCCATTTAGTTCTCCAATAAAATGCACAGAGGGTGTAATGTTTGGACCACCATTATTAATATGTCCTCTATTTTGCTGAAGCATAGATTCATTACGCACAGTAGTTGAATTATTATAATTATTGAACAAATTCATAGAACCTTGATTTGTGCGTGATTCATAACTCTTGTTTACATTATTTTGTTGGGCATATGCGTTATTATATGGTCTTAATCCTGATCCAGTTGCATTGCCTGACCCAATATATTCCATATTTGTGCTAGTTCTTTGATTATCATAATTTTGATGTTGTGTTACTTGGTAAGCATTACCTGCATTATTTTGCCCTTGAACATTTACATAATTCATATCTATTTTATTTGTTGTCATTTCTCTGTTTGTAACTTTTGTTTTATCATTAATATTAAGTAAATGACCTGTTGGTGTTAATCCATTAACATTACCTGTTTGGCGCAAATTACCTATTGAATTCTCTTTTCGTGTTTGTCTAAAAATATCTAAAACAGGCGCCACGGATGCTTTTAACATACCATAAACTCCACCAAACTCTGTCGTCTCTTTGTCTGTGTTTCTGTTATTATTATAAATAACATAACTATTAGCACCATAATCATTTGGTCCGGCACTGTTTGTTCCAGTTGCACTAGCATTAATAATTGGTAGTTCACTTAATGTTTGTTTTTTTGGATCTTCAAAATCTTGTTTAATATATGATGCGCGACCAGATTCGGCATTTGAAGTTGCACCATAATATTCACGGGTTGTGCTAATTCTATTTTCCATTGGAATTACTTGAGTGCTTCTAATGGGCGGTGCTTGTTCAATCCCTGTTGTTGTAAACCACCGTGTTGGACCAGATTCATATGATTTGTCTGGTAAGTGTTTTTCAACAACACCAATTTTATTATTGGGACCTTGCATCTTAATCGGATAAATAGCAGGACCTTGATGTCCGTCTAAATTATAACTAATTTTTGGATTAGTATGTACTCTTAAATTATCAACAGACTTGGGCATCCATGATTCACGAGACATCATACCAGAATTAAAACCATGACTTCCTTCAACCCCCCCAGTATTAAAACCATTACTATTTTGAGAACCATATCCTAAATCTAGTCCAGGTCCTACTCTTTGTTGTTCCCATAAAGTTACATTTGACATTTTCATAGACTCATTAATGCGAGACTGAAAAAAATCACTATTATTAGGTGTTCCATTTGGATGATTAACATTATCATATGGACTAAATAAAGGAGCAATTTCAGCTTTAGTAAAATTTTGACTTCCACTTCCTTGTTTTGAATCTAATATTGATTCAGTTAAATTAATAGAGTCAATAGAACCCCTAATTTTTGCCCCATAATAAGGTGTCATATTATTATGTTTAAATTGGGAACTATCACTTTGCTGTCCAGACATTAATTTAATGTTTGTCGGTGGTTGTTTATAAGCATTTGTTGTATTGGCCATAAAAAAATTGTCGGTTTGTTGATTTGGATTAGCATAAGTATTTGGTGTGTCATTATTTATTTGTATTACATCTGTAATATTAGTATCATTATAATTAGTAAATGGTTCACCTAAAGGATTTTCTGTAAAAAAATCTTTTGCTAAAATATTATTAATTTTGTTATTTTGTGTATGTGTTTCTTTTTTTTCTTGTTCTGATAATATATATATACTTCCTAATAGTACTATAGGTATTGCTAAAGCAGCCATAGTATTTTATATAATATATTGAAAATATTATTATATAGTTAATAAATAATAATATGTTAATTTTGTTAATTAGTTATTCTTCGTTCATTGTCAAAATTATTGTTTAATTGATAATAATCTTTTTGAAGTATTCGAGAACTAATATTATTATGAAAAGGAATACATATATTTTCTTGTGGATTCAAGTGCAAATAATTAAAATTATTTGGAATATTATTATCATTATTAAAATTATTTATTTCTCTATATATCCACGAGGGATGTGTTGCTCTTGATTGACCTGTTATTTCATCTTTATTTATACTATAACTGTTTACATAATACAGAGGATTAGCATTTAAATAGTCAACATAATTATTTTCTCTAATACTATCTTTATTTAATTTTCTATGCAATAAATGTAATTCACTTTCTAAATCTGTTTTATTTTGTGATAAATTAGCACCCCATTTTTGCATATTAATATGTGGATCGTTTAACAAAATTGGTTTAAGTCCATTTCCCGGAACATTTATACTATAATTTCCTATATTAGTAGTTTCTTCTAAATATTTTTGAATTCTACAAGGGTCATCATAAAATCTTGTAAATGCCATATTTTTAATATATTAAAAATATTATATTATAATACTATTATTTTATAAAATAATGGCATTATAAATTTTATTTAATAATTACAGTAATTTATTACATTTATCATTTAACCTATGCGTGGAAATCCTACTAAATTAGCACCTATACCAAAACCGGCACCGGATCGTGCAGAAACACCCATAGATGGAATAAATGTATCTAATATAGAGAATGTTGCAGCTGCCATTAAACCAATAATTGCTATTTCATCAAATTTTAATTGCTTTTGCGGAATTACAAAAGCAACAATAGCAACCATTAAACCTTCAATCAAATATTTTACTGCTCTTTTTATTAATTCGCTCATAGTAAAATTCATAATGTTTTATATTAATAAAGAAGAAAAAAAATAATAATTATAAAATTATAACTAAAATTAATTAAACAAGACTATTTATTTATATAAATAAATACTTAAAAATTAAAAATTAGTATAATTTATAAATGACAAGCAAAAAATCTTCTAAACTTAAACAAACTGCTAATTCTAAAGTTGAAACCGAAAAAGTTATTGATTTATTAGACGAAGACAAACCAATAAGTGGTCAAAAATATGTATGTTTAAGTTTTATTTCGCCTGAAAACCATATTAAAAAAAAGGAACTATTTTATTTTGAAAAATATTTAGAGACTTTTGAGTTTAGAAAAACATTTGACAAATATACACAATTTTTAAATTTTGTAGCATATAAATATAACTTGGATTTTAATGCTTTAACAAAAGATATGGAAGAATTTGTAGAAGAAGAAAAAGCAAATTTATTTTTGACATCATTAGAAGATGAATATAAATCATTTATTGATGCAAAAGAAGAAGAGTTACAAAAAGAATATAGCGCAAAACATAGTTTTCAAACAAATACACGCGGTATTAAAGTCCGCGGTGTTTTTGGATCTCAAGAAGAAGCCGAATTAAAATGTAAAATGTTAAGAGAACATGACCCAAATCATGATGTATATGTTGGACAAGTAGGCATATGGATGCCTTTTCATCCTGAAGCGTATAAAACGGGTAAAGTTGAATATTTAGAAAAAGATCTAAATGATCTTATGGCACAAAAGAAGAAAAATGATGAGATTTCAAAAGAACAATTTCAAGAACGTGTAAGAGAGAGTAAGAAAAAAGCAATTAGAGAAAATATTGCTAAAGCCGAAAAAGAGGGCAATAAATTAATGCAAACAATTGATGAAGAAGGAAATTTAATTAATGCAGATAGAATGGATATTCCAGGAAAGAATTTATTATTTGGTGATAGTTCAAATGATGATACAATTACTGCTGCATTACGCAAAGAACTATTTGAAGCTGAAGATGTAATTGTCGGTAAACAAGAAAATAATGATCATGGTATTGGAGAGATTTTAAGACGGAAAAAAGAACATGATGAAAAAATGAGTAAACTTAAAGAAGAAGAACTTAAAGAAGAAGAGAATGCTTCTGAACCAGAAATAGTTGAAGTTGAATAATAATAAAGTATATACAATTTTAACATGACTCAAAATGTTGACTTACTATACTATTGTTTTTTTCATAATATACTTCAACTGGGGCCAATGGTGATTCAATATAAAAAATTAGGCGCAATAAAATTAATATTGATTTATTTGCAACTAAAATTTTGCTATATTGTAAATTGCGATATTTTTTTTTCTTAAATTGTTTAATCTTATGTGCCATTAAAATAGCGTATTTTATATTTATATAACCACAATTAACGGTATTAAAATATAAATTGTAGTCTGTACCATTATTAAATAATTGCAACCATTGATCTATAAAATGTGTAAAATCACTTGGTCTCTCAATGCAACCACTAATAGTTACATAAACGGTTGGAAAATTAGCATAATTATAAGTTGCCCACATATAATTATGTATTGTTTTTAATTTTATATATTATTTTGCAAATCTAGATTACTTACTAAATTACCTGTAAATTACCACTTAGTTTTTCGCACATTAATTTTTGGACCTTTTTTCTTATCTCTTATGTTTGGATCATACATTTCTTCTTCATTATCTGAGTCTAAATTTTTACTAATTTCCCAAAACTCTTTTGAACCTAATTTAAATGTTTTATGATGATCGGCTTTATACCAAAAAATTTGGTCATGCAACTTATTTGATTTAGCATTATTGTTAATTACTAAACATTCATAATTTTCAGTGCATTGATCCATTACTTGGCAAAAACTTTCAAATGTGGGAAACATACCAGCGTAATTCTCATAAATACGACGCCGATTAGCTATGTATGGTTCGCGCAATATAAAAACATAATCAATATTTGTCCGCAAATTTGGTGGAATACCCAAAGGATATTGCATTGTGATGACCAACATGATCTTCCAATGACGACCATTCATAAATAACAGACGCATCATTTTATCTTTAGTCCAAGTTGCATCAAACAAACAGTCATCCAAAATAACAAAGGCGCGCGGGTCTATATTAGATTTTTTATAAACCTCTACTTCTTTTCTTATTTGTTTCATCACCGTTCTTTGCCGTTTCAAAATATTTTCTATAATAGCAGTATTATATTCATCGTGAATAAACAGTTTTGGAACATGTTCTGCATAAAATCCATTACCTGCTTCTGTTCCACTAATAACTGTTCCAATTGGTATATCTTGATGATAATAAAGTAAATCACGCACTAAATAAGATTTACCCGTATCGCGCCGTCCTATTAATACTATTACAGGTCCTTTATTTTCATCAGGTCTAAAACTAATTGATTTAATCTCAAATTTTTTTAATTCTAATGTCATTGTTAAATACTTATTTAATAACTATATTAAATATAACATTATTTAAACTAATAAACTAATAAATAATAAACTAATTAATATATTTCATTTGTGTTATATATTAAAAAAATTATTATAATTAATTAATTAAATGGAATTAAATTATAAAAAAAATAACAATAAAGAACTATTTGAAGCAATTAACAAAGAAGAATTTTTAGATTTAGAAGCTATTCAAAATTATATTCCATTATATGACCGTTATTTTCAGTTAAATAATACTAATTATAATTCTATAAATTTAAATAATAAAATAAAACTTGACTCTATTTTGGAAAAAGAGAGCTATAATAAATATATTGCAACAGTGCTAGATTGTAGTAATAATAAACATAAAACAAAAATTTTTGTTAAATTTAGTCCATTAATTGATCCTATTAAATATATGCTTGGAAAATACGAAACCAGTTATAATATATTAGAATTACCTAAATTTTGTGAAGAAACTACTTTATCTATTAACAATGAAGAATATAAGACAAAATATAAAAAGATTGCTGATCCAAACAATTCGGCATATATTGATGGGTTCTTTTCGTTTTTATCAAGTTGTTTATTAAATGACTATAATTTTTACAACGGTCTTAATTATTATGGTGGTTTTTTAGGAATAAAAAACAAATATAAATTAGATGTATCAGAAGATTTAGAATTTTTGGCAGATTCAGATCACTTTCATAATCATAGGGATTCTCTCTTCTTTTTAGAAGATAATGAAAAAGTTAACTATTTTTTAAATAATACAAAAAAAAATAAGAAAACATTATTATTAAATATAAGTGACCCTTTAACTCTAGAAGATTTAGATTTATGTATTATAGAAAAGGAAGACCTAGAAAAGGAAGAAAAAGAAAAAATGCCAAAAATGCAAGAACAAACTATTTCTACAAATGACTTTAGTACAAATAATGAATGCAATTTGACATATGAAAATCTTAATATAATAGAAAAACAGTCACATAAATCAAGTAATATTAATACAAGCATTAATGAAACAAATAATTCAGGGTTAACTTGCTCTTCGCGATCATCTAATACAGGTTCTCATAATAGCAATGAAACAGAATCGGTTAGCAATAATGATGATAGTGCAAGTTCTAATAATTCAATATGTGATGAAATTTATTGCACTATTCAAAAGTTTCCAGTTAAAATGATTGTATTAGAATGTTGTGAAGACACATTAGACTCATATATTTTAAGTAAAAAAATCAGCGATGCTGAATGGGAATCAATAGTGTTACAAATTTTATTTACATTAATTACATATCAAAAAGTGTTTCATTTTACTCATAATGATCTTCATACTAATAATATTGTGTATGTATTTACAGAGAAAAAATATTTATATTACAAATATAACAATATTCATTATAAAGTGCCAACATTTGGCAAAATATACAAAATAATTGACTTTGGTAGAGCAATTTATAAATTCAAAAATAAGTTTATATGCAGTGATAGTTATTCAGAAGATGGCGATGCTAGCACACAATACAATTGTGAACCATATTTTAATGAAAATAAACCTCGTATTGATCCCAATTATAGTTTTGACTTATGTAGATTAGGATGCAGTTTATTTGATTATTTTATTGAAGATTTAGATGCTATTAAAAAAATCAAATCATCAATCAAAAAAATAATAATTGAATGGGTTTATGATGATAAAAATAAAAATATATTATATAAAAATGACGGAACAGAGAGATATCCAGACTTTAAGTTATATAAAATGATTGCTCGTATAGTTCATAAACATACACCGCAAAATGTATTAAAAAATCCGCTTTTTGAAAAATATCAAATTGCAAAGAAAAAAATAAATAATCCGGAAGCAATTTTTAATATTGATAGCATAGAACCTATGATATAATAAATTGCAATTATTTTTTATAAATTTTTTTTTATAAAATTTATAAAAAACTATAAAAACTATAAAAACTATAAAAACTATAAAACTATCTATTTCTATTTATAATATATTTTGCAAATCTCATTTTGGTAGTATTTTGAGAACCCAATTTATAATTATCTTGAATTGCTTTATATTCAACTCTTGGATAACAACAATGTGTCACAATAGGGGTTTCTACTATAACATTAACTGCATTTATAGTTAAGACTCTAGTTTTAGTAGTAATATAACCAGTAATACTGCTAGCAATACTTTTATATTTTAATGTATAACGCCCAACAGCAACAGTCAAGAACATTTTACTACTATTTGCCAAAAGTTGTCCGTTTGAATTAGTAGTATTAAAGAAATTTATATATTGATTAGTTAATACATTATAGCTATCAATTTTGTTATCTGATAAATCAAATATTTCTACAGTGCTTAA